GACATCCAGTAAGTTTAATTCTGCTGCTGTAGCGTCCACAGCAGCAAGTTTAGTAAAATCAGCTTGTACTAATCCTGATACACCATCAAGTAGGTTTAACTCCTCTGGTGTTGATGTAATCTGTGTAGTACTCGCTGCTGCAAGAACTGGCAAAGTGCCTGATTGGTTTGGCAAACTTATTGTTCTATCGGCTGTGGGATCAACCGTTGTAAGAGTTGTCTCAAAGTCATTAGCAGTGGCTCCCTCAAACACAAAGGCATTCTGAATGTTTATAGTTGTACTATCCACTGTTGTAGTCGTGCCACTAACGGTAAGATTGCCTGTAACTGTAAGATTATCGTTTACTGTTGTCTCTGATGTCGTATGTCCTATGGATATAGCGGTTCCTGATATACCTGTGCCTATCGCCACAGACTCACCACCATCTCCCGTATCTACAACAAGATAGTTATCTGACCCTTGTTTTATTGTAAACGCTGTAGCTGAGTTATCGGACACCGCTACATTTATATCCGTTCCGTCTGGACTTATAGAGTCTACAGCTATATCGCCTACGTTAGTGATATTATTGTCACCAAAACTTACGTTATCGCCAAAGGTTTTGTTTGTCAGTGTAGCCGTAGATGCTGTTGATACTAATCGAGCATCACCACCTGTGCTTGGCAAAGTTAAAGTGTTAGAAGCAGCCTCTGAATGTGGTGCAGCGATTATTGTTTGTCCGTGTGAGTTAGCCTCACAGTTTAATTTTATAGCACCTTGATTGTCATTTCCTTTTACAACAACTTTTCCTGTTCCGTTTGGAGCTAATTCTAAATCTCTGTTTGATGTAGTTACAATATCATGGGTCTGAACGTCCAATGCTCAGACCAACTGAGGACTCGTATCGTTTACTACGTCAACACCTGTAAGAGATGCACCGCTACCACTAAAAGCTGTGGCTGTTACTGTGCCTCCGATGGATACATTATTGCTACCATCCTCAACTACCATCTTACTTGCAGGTATAGTTATAAAGACTTCTTTCGTGCCTGCCCCAAAATCTACTAGATTGTTGCTGTTAGAACTTGCTATAACTGATCGTGCTAATGTTGTACCAGAAGAAGTAAATGTTCCTAGACCAACCTCAAAAGCACCGTTTGTATTATCAACAATAGCATAATAGGTTGTATCAGAATTAGATAGATTAGCAGTAAAAGTTTCAAAGTTAGTGACCGCACCCGCTAAAGTTATTGTGCCCGTGCCCGTTGTTGTTGTGGTTTCTCGTACTCTATCTGCAATCACAAATGCCATTATGCTATCCTTATTATTGCACTACTTGTATCCGCACTAGGAAACACTATAGTAAAGTTTCCAGAAGAAGACGACTTGTCTGAGCCAAAATCTAATATACATACAGCTTTGTCACTGTTTGTATCGTTATATATCAATGCCCCTCTTGCTGTTATTGTAGCTGATCCAAAAGTTTTATCGGCAAAATCTACAAACGCTGTCGTTTGTGTTTGTGATCCACTAACAGCTTGACTGCCCAAAGCACCTCCACCGGCAGAATAATCGCCAGAGTTACCAACTTCGTTACCTGCAGAGCTTGAATATCCCGTGACGGTAGCATCCATTGTAGTGCTTGTGCCACCCAGATTGTCATTACCCGCTTGTGAATTTGTAAAAAGAGCGATCTTAAAAGAGTTGCCACCGTTTGCAAAGTTGTGTGTGCCCTCTAACAACTCCTTCTTAAACGTGGAGCAGAGTGCGTTACCAGAAAAAGCCATTACATTCTCCTTATATGTTCTGCGAGCTTATCATACCCCGCATCTTTGATTGCATTATACACTGTTACTCTATCAGAGTTTATAGCTTCTTTCATGTAAAACGCTATAACTTTCTCTAAATGGTCTTTGAACGCTCTCGCCTGGTCGCGTATAACGGGAGGAGCGTTGTCCCCCACCTCAACTATTTTATCCACACATCTCTTTGCCACCTCTTCTGGTGTAAATCCTCGATTGTCTGTAGTATGTATCTCAACAATCGGCTCTTTCTTCATCTCCATAAGCATTATGTTCTGGGCCTTTCTGGTAGTCCTCTTCTATACGCATCAGCATTTTCACGAGCTTCTCCGTACTCTTTCAATCGTAATAATGACTCTACAAAACGATCATTATACATTTTCATAACATCTGGCTCGCCTTTCATAAACGTATACGCCTCTATCAAACTACCATACAGCATAGCAAAAGGAGCGTTAGTGCTTAACCAGGTGGAACCAGAGTCTGCTCCCGCAGTTAGGCTGTTAGGTCTGTAGTAATAATGCAACTCTACAGAGTACGCTTGATCGGGTGTGGGAGCTAAAATAAAATTATCCACGTCAAAAATTGCATAATACTGAGGCAATCCAGTGGTAGATGCGTTAGGATTATACTCCTCTATGTAGTTTACGTCTTTCTGTAGCAAAAAACTTTTGTTGCTTGAACTTGTGACAGATAAACTAAAAGACGCTAAGTAATCACTAGGAACAGCAAGAAACCTATTACTAGACGTGGTAGATGCCGTTACATTCTTTCGAAAGAACTCTAGATCAACCGTCTTAAATATACGTTCTTCGGCTCCTTTTATAAAATCAGATAAATGATTAGTAAACGTAGTCTCCGTGTTCTCCGTATAATCTTGAATAGCTGTCTTTAATGTTGCAAATGTAAAGCTCATGATGTCGTCACCGTAACTGTTCCAACACTAGATGTAACTTCAAAAGTGTCCATTTTAAATCCTATTATACCGTCACCAAAGTTTGTGTAGACTAGGAAAGCAGACTTTTCTTTTGCACTATCTGGTCGTGATATTCTCAAGGCTTGAGGATCAGCGATAATTCTAGAGGGGTCTAACTGAGGATGTTTTGCTTCATACTCATCTCTTCCGACTAGCGATCCATTCCACTCCATACGCATGTCTCGTAACTTATATCGAAACCCAGACCGATCTGATATCCCGTAAGCTCTCTTGTTTGATGCGTATCTAGGCATTAGGTAGACCTCAAGTATTGAATGCTAGGTTGTAGTTTAAGAGATACTCGATCTTCATCCTCGTCTGCTGCTCTCTGGAACTCCTCCTCATACACAACCTTCAGAAGCTGTGTTCTTTCGGGTGCTCTCTTCAATGAGATATAATATGCTAGACCCGCAACCATACAAGGCAAAAATCTAAACGGAGCGTCTGTTGTATTCTGTAATGTATCTGCATCTTGTATTCTGTTCACAAAGTAATACACCAAAGTAAAATCAGATGAGTCTGGTGTGGGCCATAAGTTTATGGTTGGAGTTATCTGTCGATCATAAAAGAACTGACTAGGACGACCCGTTGAGGTCTTGTTAGGAATATTTAGATACTCACTCCTAGATATTCTTGTTATGGAAAAGTCAGTGCTGTTAGAGTCTCTAATCACCACGTCCAATAAGTCTGTGAAGTTACTAGTGAACGTATATGTAGCTGTTCCAGATGTAAGAGATTGCGTGGCTTGCGTTACAGTCCAAAGATTAAGACCTCTGTTTGCCCAATCAGCAAACATAAGATTCATAGATCGTCGTGCAGACTTAGCGTCATAGCCAGTGCGAACCTCTAGTCCACACCGCTCATACGCCTCCTCTATGATCTCCGCTACGTCAAGATCAAAATCCCTTGAACTGGATGTTGCCATTTACTCGTCCTCTTCATTCGTTGCGTACATATTATCAAAAATTTGATTTACGTCCAATACATAATCCAAGTCAGACTTTGAGTAGTGAATGTGCTGAGTAGGTTTAAAATCTGGAGGACCTTCTCCAGTCTCAAACCATGCGGGATGTGTTACCCTTACACGATTATTAGGTAAAGCCACGATGTTACCAGTGTAGTTTCCCGCTTCTAATAACTGTAGAACATGACTTTGTTTGTGTTGTGCAGGGTCATCTGCTATCTCACTCTCCGTGTAATCCACAGTAAACAAATATTTTGCAGGAACAAAATCTGATCCTATCTTTGCTAACCAGGGACACGGTGTTGCCCTATCCAAAGTATATACTGCATGGTGATGTGAGGCACAATCCCAAGGCTGTGCTAGGTATGTAGGCATCGGCTCTGGAAACTCTTCGAAATCAAAGTCCCCCGCCAAGGCTGTTA